AGTGACTTTTCAGATCCGCTACTTCTGTCAGACGTGCCTTACCCATCTGCTGAATATACTCAGCTTGGACTGAGGGCAGGGCAGGAATTCTGGTATCGCGCGCAGCTGGTGGACAAAACAGGAAATGAATCAGGCTATACCGACTGGATTCGCGGCATGTCTAACGATAACGCCGATGATTATCTTGGTGATATAGCCGATGACTTCCTGAGCTCTGCTGATGGCGAACGGCTTACAAGCGATATCGATACAGATTTGGAAGCAGCACTGCAAAACGCACTGGCGAACAACGCTACGGTTGATCACCAGTGGGCGCAGTATGGTGACGTTCGTGCTGAAATCCTCATTGTCAGAACGACAATAGCCGAAGTCGATAAAGCTATGGCTGAACTCTCCACGACTGTCCAGGCGCAAATTGAGGACGTCACGGCAACGCTTGAAGATAAGCTTACCGCAGTGGTTGATGCGGACGGCGCCACAGCGATTTATACCCTGAAGGCAGGGGTTCGCATCAACGATGTGATGTATAACGCCGGGATGTCCATTGCCGTACTGGCTGAAGCTGGTAAACCGGTTGTGACACGGGTCGGTTTTAACGCTAACCAGTTCGTGCTGATGAGTGGCAGTGGAGATACGCAATATTCTCCTTTCGCAGTGGTGAATGGTCAGGTGTTTATCAGCTCGGCATTCATTCAGGATGGGACAATAACCAATGCAAAAATAGGTGCTTTTATCCAGTCTAATAACTATGTCGCGGGTACTCAGGGATGGCGTCTGGATAAAAACGGTACTTTTGAAATTAACGGTGTTGCTGGCGGCGGGAGGATGATTATAAATAATCAGCTTATCCGTATTTACGACAGTAACAATGTCCTCCGTGTCCGTATGGGGTTATGGTGATGCCGCAGGGACTTCAATGTTGGGATTCAGCAGGTCGCATAGTTGTCGACCTGTCTGATTTCTCCATTCGTTATATTGGTAGTGCGAGCGTAACTTTTGCCACGGGAGAAAGTTCGAAAAATATCCCTTTTTCTGGAGTCTCTCAGGATGGTTCATTCATTACCATTGTCACTCAGGGGCTGGACGTGAATGAGTTTTTTTGCCGCGCTTTTAACGGCGGTTTTACTGCCATGTATCTTCCGGTTAATGGGGTACCATTTCCAAGAACACTTAATGTGGAGATTTATAATTTCCAATGAGCGGATTTGAGGTTTACAACGAGAGCGGAAAAATTACAGTTGACTCAGATAACAGGGGAACACTTTTCTATGATCAGAGAGCACTCGGCACAGTACAAAGCAAAGGTGCTTACAGAATAGACAGCCCTTTCGGAGACGGCAGTACGTTGGGCTATACACCGCAAGAGTTCTGGAATGACGGTCATTTAAGATGGTTACAACTCTCACCAAATAAGTATGGTATGCCAGGCGCCGAAATTCTTGAGGACTATGCGGGGATGATGATCCGCACCAGCAGGAATGCTGCGCTGGAGAGTGGTTATCTTGATGTTTTCAACGGTGCGGGTGAACTCATCTGGAGTGCCGTGTCAGCGTCTAAGATGCCAAGAATAATGGGTTTTTTTGATGTTCCACCTGGTTATGATCTTCAGAACAACACCTTTATCGTAACCCCAGGCTTTAACCCGTGGATTCTGGTCAATAACTGCCCTGGAAATTTAAGTGATGATGGAACTGTTGTCGGTTATTCAGGTATCACTCTGAAGTGGACCGGCTCGCAATTGCAGGGCCGGTACATATCAAAAAATCAAAAAAGCTGGGGGCAAACGTTACAAAATCAGGGGATCAGAATCCCTCTTGCTCAGTTCGTTGGGATCTGACTTTGGCGGAACACGCGGATACTGAGTTGCTATCATATTTTGCTTAACGCCTTTATCCGCATTGAAATGATAAATCACATTCATGCTGTCTGCTTTCTTATAACAGATATTACTGAGGCGCTTATAAATATGGCGACTGAAAAGCCCATCGCTTGTATCAGAAATAATATCCATTTGTCTGGTTGCGCAGTTAATCTGCACATTAACATCGCCACCCAGTGATAAACGGGCAGCATCGACCGGATAATCCATTTGGAAATTATATTCTTTACTGTGCTTAACACATCCAGATAGTACAAGCGGAAGCATTGCAATTAAAAAAGTTCTTAGTTTCATTTTTTAATCTTTTATGTGTTTTGCAGCATTGTAACTATTCCATGCTGCATGAACATAGATACACGCCGCATTTCTGTTTATTTTCATGTCATTTCAGGAGGTTTTGCAATGTCAGCTGGTACATTAACACTGACGAATGGCTCTGATATCGTCGCCGGTTCTGGAACCGTATTCAATACTGAACTTGCTGCAGGTGATTTTGTAGTCGCCATAATTGGCGGTATCACTTATACGCTCCCGGTAAAATCAGTTGAAAGCCCGGAATCATTAACGCTAATTCGCGCATTTCCCGGTCCGACGCAGTCAGGTGCTGCATGGAATGCCATTCCCCGCGCCACGCAAAACCAGTTAACGGCAGAGCTGGTATCGCAGACAACGGAAGCTTTGCGTGGTCTGAACTATGACAAACAGAACTGGCAGGCTATCTTCAGTGACGATGGTAACATCACTGTCAGGCTCCCTGACGGTTCAACGTTCTCCGGCCCGTCATGGCTGAAGATTGTCGAGTTACTTAACAGCATCGATGTGGATGCTCTTCAAATCCTGGCTGCTCAGATTCATGTGGACGCGCAACAGGTAGCTTTGGATAAGACAGAGGTTGTGCAGAATAAAACCGCCTCCGAAAGCGCAGCAACCACAGCAACGCAGAAAGCTGATGCTGCGGCTCAGTCGGAGGCGAGCGCTGCACAGTCAAAGACTGATGCGGCCCAATCCGCTCAGGAAGCAGAAGCAGATCGTATTGCTATCGGTGATGTTGAAGCCGCGCTTGCTGCCATAAATGGCGTGGCCACTATCCCACTCGGTCTGCCAATGTATTCGCCCACGCGCGCAACAATCCCCACTGGTGGCGTTGCGTATGACGGGCAGATACTGCCTTATGCGACCTACACCAGCGTTAAGGCTGCAATGACCTCAGGATCACTACCTGTGGTCACTAATGCTCAATGGCTGGCAGACCCTAAGCTGCGGCAGGCATTCGCAGAGGTTGATGCGGACCACTTCCGCTGCCCTGATTACAATGGTGTGCAGGCGGGCTCGATTGCGCAGGTGGCATTAACCGGTGGTACAACAGCTCAGGCAGGCATTTTCCATGGCGAAGCGCCAAATGCCAAAGGTACGATCGGCGCGTCCGGAACGGGAGTTTTTGCTAATACAGCGTCAACCAGCGGCGTATTCGCGCCTACGAATACCTATCCAAACAGCGCTCAGGCGGGAAGCGCTTCAACCACGACCGCGTCACAGGTGAGTATTGACCTTTCCAGGGCAAGTGATGTCTATAAAGACACCGCCAGCGATATTCTGGCTGCGCGTGCCGTTGGTGTTATCTGGGGGCAACTCTTTGGCCGCATCAATAACCCCGGCAGCATGGACGCCGCAACACTGGCGGCAAGAATTGAGCAGGTAAACACTCGTGTAACTGAATCGATCAATAAGCGCTTTATCCGTGGGTTAGATCTGACCGTGTCGACAACGACAGTAACGGTTTCTGCTGGCGCAGCTGTAATCCCCTCTACAGGCGCTCCCCTGGAAGTATCGGCGCCAGTTACGGCAAATATCGGGGCGACCACAGCGTCAACCTGGTATCACGTTTACCTGTATTCAAACAATGGAACGCCTGCGATTGAAATCTCCACGACGGTGCCAACACCATATGCTTATCCTGCGCATACAAAGACAGGTGATACTTCACGCCGTTATCTCGGCAGTTTCCGTGTTGATGCATCGAACGGCGTGCGCGGGGTTAACACGGTTGACGGAAGGGCTTTCCTGCAGGGTTCATGGTACTCCGTCAACCGCGTATTAGCCGGAGGAACAGCGACACCGCGAACGGCTGTAGACGTAAGTTCTCTTAACCCAGTCACGGCACTTACCTGTTTACTTTCTGCCAACAACGGCGCTACCGCAGGTGTGGCTGCCATCGGAAGTACTAATGAAGCGTCAGGCGATATGATCAACGTACCGATTAACGGGAAGTTTACAGCCGAGATCCCGTTCCGCTCGTACCCTAACATTTTTTATCAATACCTGTCCGCCGTGTCTGGTGGTGGACTCTATCTCGATATTGGAGGCTATACCTATGCCAGATAAAGAATACTGGGCTGTAACAGAAACAAGTTACCGTGCGGTGAGTGGCCCTGACAGCCTGGCAGAGGGTGAAACCCTTGTAGAAGGGGCACGCCCGGTTATCCCTTATCTTGACAACCTCTACACTCAACAAGAACAGAGAACAAAAGCGGATGCCATTATCGAATCGCTGCAGGAAGCGGTAGATGTTGATCTGGCCAGTGATGATGAAAAATCCAGGTTGCTGGCCTGGAAGCGTTATCGTGTACTACTTAGCCGTGTCGATCTGCGCGCTGCAACACCAGGCTGGCCGACACTTCCAGACTAAGGAAATAAACAGCCGCAGCCCATCAAGTTCAGGATAGGGATGCGGCTTGTTACTTAGTATTCATACCAAGCCTCTGAGCTATGGTTTACCTGAGGCGTTCTCTTGCGTCTCTTCTCATAATATGTCTGGCTTTCCATTCAGAATAATCTTTTAGTAACCACCTCGAACTTCTGCCTAGCTTTATCGGGATAGGGAACTCACCCCGCTTTATCAGCGAGTAAAAATATTTAGCAGTGAATCCCGAATCGTTAGTTATATATTTCAGGTCAATGAGTGAATCTACAGAAAGGTTAGTGCGAGCTTTTGGCATCAT